GCGACTTCTGTTAAAGTAACTAAGTTCGCTGAAGTATTAGAGATCGGTTACGATGTAAAGAAAGTTCGTAAGGGCGACAAAATTGTTCTTGACTGGGGCAAGTGCATACCAGTTAAGATCGGTAATGTTGAACGTGCACTGATCGACGAAGAAAACATCTTAGCGATCTATCGAGAAGAATAATTTTGAGAGTTGCTGGTCTCTGTAAAACCATCAAAGATTGGTGAAGTCTTTGCTTGATGTTGGAAACCGATAGCCTATTGTTATCTTGTACTAACTAAAGTGACAACATTGATATGTTTAAAACTTTTTAAGGATATTTAATATGAAAACATTAATCGCATTAATCGCTCTAGCCGTTTCATCAGTTGCATTTGCTGCAGAGCCAGCAAAAGTAGAAGCTAAACCAGAAGCAAAAACTGAAGTGAACTGCGTGACCAAGGATAAGAAAGGTAATTGCCCACCTGCTCCGAAGTCTGAAAAGCCTACACCTAAAAAGGTAGAGCCTAAAGCAGCTACGCCAGCAGCATCTGCTCCTGCAGCGAAGGCATCCGAGCCAGCAAAGAAATAACTCCTAAATAGTTATACTGGCTTGGTGGAGCCAGTTAAAAAAACCACCATTACACACAACTTTTTACACACAAGGAGAAAAACTATGGCAAATCTCACGCCATTTGAAATCCGTCTTGAACTTCTCAAGATGGCAAAAGACATGCTTAACGATGACTACTACGGTAAGCGTGAACAAATTAGCAACGACTGGCAACAGAAAGTCGAATCTGCTAAACTCAATGGTGGTACAATTCCTGATCATCCAGGATTCCCTACTATCCCATCCGAACAAGACATTATTGCCAAAGCATCGGCACTTAATGGATTTGTTTCAAATATCCCACTAGATACAAAGACTATTAGCAAAAAGTCCACCTGATAGGGATTGGATTGCAGGATAAACACATTCTGCAATCCTTAACTGTTTTAAGGAGATACAATGCGAACTAAAAAAATACTGGCAATTGTCAGCTTATTGATTTTATCAATAATCGCAACTACATTATATGCATCAAATAAGATTTTTACACTCGATGATAAAATTCTTGATGTTGCGTACTCAGAATTAACAAAAGATACTAAGAAACAAATTGATTGCTTGGCAGAAAACATCTACCATGAAGCAAGAAGTGAACCAGAGAAAGGCAAAGTTGCCGTTGCTCTAGTAACCTTAAATAGAGTTGAAGACCCAAGATTTCCAAAAGACATCTGTGGGGTAGTCAAACAAAAGACACAAGGTATGTGTCAATTTTCTTGGTTTTGTACTCCAGTCACGAGTAATAAAGGAAGTGAATCGTATCAGTCAGCGAAAGAAGTTGCTGTATACGTTTATGCCAACTACGAGAAACTACACGATATAACTAAAGGTGCTTTGTATTATCACGCTGATTATGTAAATCCAGGATGGAAGTTACAGAAGACAGTTACTATCGGTCGACATATTTTTTATAAAGAAGGTGGCAAAAATTATGATGGAAAAACTAAACCTCCAGCTGAAAGACGATTCAGCTTCGAGACATTCTTTCTTCCTGATGATGGAAGAAATAACTTTATCAACTTGTAAGAATGCAATTGAGTGGGTGTTTGAAGCAAACTTTGCTGAAGAACGACCAGACATGCTTAATCTTATTATTTGCTCTCCAGGTGGAGATTTGAATGCTGCTTTTGCTATGGTTGATACAATGCGTGGATCAGCCATTCCCATCAGAACAATTGGCTTAGGTCAAATTGCTTCTGCTGGATTGATGATTTTTATTGCTGGTGAAAAAGGACAACGTATTCTTACACCGAATACTTCTATTCTTTCTCATCAGTATTCATGGGGTGCTTTTGGTAAAGAGCATGAGTTGTTTGCTCAAATTAAAGAGTTCGACTTAACTACAAAACGAATGATTGCTCATTACAAAAAATGTACTGGATTATCAGATAAAGAAATTCGTGAAGTGTTGTTGCCACCACAAGACATTTGGTTGAGCGCAAATGAAGCGAAAAAATATGGGATTTGCGACGATGTTAAAGATATTAAGTGAATATGTAAAATATTCTGGCATGTGGTTTGGATTGGTAATCAATCCATATCATTGGGATTTCAGATTTGAATTCCTACATCCAGATGAATTGAATCCCAACATGCGTGGGATTTATGTGAGCCTCGGACTAATTTGGGTGCGTGGTGTTATCGATGATGGTTCATGGTAAGGAGAAAATATGAAAGCTGAATTTATTACTTGTATCGTTGGTGTAGTTATTGTTTTGGTTACTACTGCTTTGTGTTTAACGCACTATAATTTACAACGTGATCTTGCAATGAAAAGTAACATTGAATCTGCTATCGTAAAGGGAATTGACCCGATGTCTGTACGATGTGCTTATGGGGCTTCCGACACAGTTTGCGTCGTCTATACAGCAAATCTGAAGAAATAACCGAATAACCCTACTCTCTGTAGGGTTATTTCCCCTTATAAATCAACAACTTACCAGCGTCTAGATAGGTGTTTACTTTAATTCGTAGGTGATGTATAATAACTCTATTGTCTAGGAAAACGGAGTTAATTATGGAAAAAGTTGAAATGGTGATTTTCGGGAAACGTGCTTTGGTCGATGCTGATATGGTCAAAAAAATGATTCGTAAACAGCAATTGGTTGGCAAAGCTACAGGCATACAAGATGGCTTGGAGAATTCTGCAGTACCAAAAACTGATCCGATGTATCAGATGTTTGAAGCAGAATTGCATAAAACAATGGGTCAGATTATTCGTCTGAACCGCACGATTCGTCAAAATGTTCGCTTTATTTAAGGAGAAGTAAAATGAAGAAAATCTTTACATTAGTTCTATTGGCAGGTAGTTTGTTATCAGCCCCAGTATTTGCTCAACATCATGGTCATGGTGGTGGCTACTATCGTTCTGGTGGTAATTGGGTTGCTCCATTGATTGGTGGAGTTATCATTGGTGGTGTTTTAGCTCAACCAAGATATGCTTATCCTGCTCCACCAGTAATCTATCAGCAAACACCACCAGTAATCATACAACAGCAACCACCAGTAATCATACAACAGCAACCACAAGTGCAAGTACAGCAATATTGTGAATACTTTGCAGTCACTGATCAGTTCGGTGTTCAGAGATCTGTTCCTTACTGCTACACAAAATAACTGTTGACTTGCAAAACCCTTTAGGGTATGATTACATCATGACTACTTTGATTTACACCTCGTTTAAAAAACGCAAGCCAACAAAACCTACAGCGAAGCAACGTCAAGTTCAAGCTGACTGGGATGAATTGCTTAAGAAGTACGAACCAAAGAAACCGATAGCACAGACTAAGGGTGATGGTTGGAAGTACTCGCTTGGTGCACCTGCTCGTCGAGAGACGCCTAAGATTCCAAGTCTTCCATTTACTGGTGGTGTTTGTGCCAAGAAAGAAAATCCAGTCTATACTGGAAACGCTATCAAAGGCATTGGCACCATGCACAAGTCCAACTCTGTCCCTATCTTCACCGATGAACAAGCTATTGAAATTGCAACAATGCGTCGTAATTGACTTGCAAAACTTTTTAAGGTATAATATATTATGAATCCCGCTTACTCCCAAATCGTATCTCAAGCAACTGATCGTGACTTCAACGGCATTGTTCAAACTAGAAATACTCTGTATGTTGAACGCATGCGTCTTGACAAGTTCTTTACTTTGTTCCTTGACAAATTTGAACGTAATATGGATCCAGACAATACGAATACTCCGATTTGGAATCTCTATAAAACTAAACTGAAGGAATACGATGATGTCCAACGATCAATTAAAGCAGCCGACTACTATCTCACAAAGCAGAATGTTTAAGACTGCCAATGAATTTTCTCTTTACATTGAAGACGTGGTGAAGAATAAGAAGCAACCTTACATGGATGCAGTTCTTGACTACTGTAAAGAAAACTATCTTGAACCGAAAGATATCGTTAGCTTGATTAACAAGTCACTCAAGGATAAAATTGGTAATGAATTTCGAGAACAAAACTACCTCCCCAAACAAGCCCAGTTGGACGTTTGATATTGCTGTAGTAATTTTTATTTTAGCTATGATTGCATTTGGATTCTATGTTGCATCGACACAACCAAAGCATGGAGTTAAGGTGATTGATTGTTCGATAGCTGAGATCTCCCCAGATTTTACACCAGATATGAGAGAAGCCTGTAGGAAAGCACGCAGTGGACGGATTTAAAGCATACAAGTATTACATGGCTATTAAATTGCACTTCACTAGAGATACCTTTGACGTGTTTAAGAATCGTGGTAGTGTTAAAGGTACACGTGAAGCATTTAATGCTCGTAATGATAGATACATATTTGAGAAGTTGGCAAGAAAGTATCCAGTGGATAAAGAATTGATTCAATTCTTTGTGGCTAACTTTGCATACGGTAATGAGAATCCTCAGTATTCTTCGGAAGAGGCATTGAGTAATCTTGGTGAGTGGATGAAGCGCAAGCAGTCTATTACTAAGATCTTTTCTGATGATTGCAGTAAGATTGTTATGTATGCTTACAAAGAAAAGTTAAAAGAACAATCAATCTTTTACTTTACTTGCAACAATTATCCAAGTATACTTAAGCTATTCCTTGGTGGACAAATAAGTATTGAGTCCGTCAGGATACTTGATGATATGATGAACCTTATTGACAACTGGAAACAAAATTCAACCATGCTATACTTGTGGGAGAATGAGATACGAAAGATTGAGAAAGTTAAGGGATTTGTGAAGTACGACAAGAGTAAGGTTGAACCAGTTTTCAATCAGTTTAAAGAAGAGATCCAAGAGTTATAATATGGGTAAGACATACCATAAAAATTCGAAGAAGTTCGAAGAAGAATCTAGTGGGCGATCTGGGAAACCAGCTAGACATGCCAGTGGTAAAAAAACTGGTGGCATGAGAACGCTAAATAGTTATGTTGATGAAGATATTGATTTTGATGATGACATCTTTGATGATGATATTGAAATGACCGATGACATTCAGATTCAACACAATACTAATACAAAGTAATATTTTTAATACAAAGGAAACATACGATGGATATTCAAAAACTCCGCTCAATGCGCAACTCTGATTTTGGTGCAATTGCCAATGCTTTCGAGAAAGTTGCCAACCCCCAATCCGAAACCAAGTCCTACGTTGACGACCGATTCTGGCGTCTAGAAGGTGACAAAGCAGGTAACGGCACAGCCACACTAAGATTCCTACCACGTGTAGAAGGTGATGAACTCCCATGGGTTCGCATCTTTTCTCATGGCTTCCAAGGACCAACTGGTAAGTGGTATATCGAGAACTCACTGACTACTCTTGGTGAGAACGATCCTGTTGGTGAGTTAAATACTCAACTTTGGAACTCTGGTTCTGAAGCCAACAAAGAGATTGCTCGTAAACAAAAACGTAAGTTATCTTTCACTGCCAATGTGTTGGTTGTGTCTGATCCAAAACACCCAGAGAACGAAGGTAAGGTATTCTTGTTTAAATTCGGCAAGAAAATCTTTGATAAGATCATGGACAAAGCACGTCCGACTTTCGAAGATGAAAAGCCAGTGAATGTATTTGACTTGTGGGAAGGTGCCAATTTCAAACTGCGTATGCGTAAGAAAGATGGTTATGCCAACTACGATGAGTCAGTGTTTGCTGATCCTGCTCCTGTCTCAGAAGATGAAAACAAACTCTTAGCAGTTGTTAACTCTCAGCACAAGTTATCTGAGTTCTTGGATCGTAAGAACTTTAAGTCTTATGATGAACTCAAGAAAAAACTGAATGAGGTTTTGTCTGGTGATTCTTTTGCTAGCAAGTCTGCTGCAGAGATTGCTTCTGATGAAGATCGTCCAGTTCGTGCTGCACCAACACCAGCTAGTTCTATACCAGCTGCAACTCCAAAGGCAAGCAAACCTGCTCCAATGGATGACGACGAAGATGTGATGTCTTACTTTGAGAAGATTGCACAAGAAGATTAAGTAGTAATCTACTTAAGAGAATGGGAGCCTTGCGCTCCCATTTTTTATGCGTATCTGCTAGACAGATAACTGCTAACAGAATTATCTCGATTACGTGGTTGTAACTTGATAGTTTGTTGAGTATTCTGAACATTGTTAACAGTTGGAGCAGAAACAATAGTATTTCCACCACCAGAGTTAGGTTTAGAAGCATCCATGTTAGCTTCTTTATTTTGTTCAGATTGTTTAGATACAGCATTACCACTTTGAGGTGACGTAGCTGTATCAATTCTTCTTGGATCTACCGCAGCAAACTGAGATGATCCTTGACCTGCGCCAGCATTACTATTTCCTGCAGGTATTGCTGCTGACTCTGATTTAAATGGAGTCCATGGACCAAACCCAAACTGCTTGCCCATTACACTAAAGTTGATTCCAGGAATTTCAAAATTCTGAAACCATCCAACTATAGTATCTTTAAGATTAGAGAAGAACTTAGTTACTGGTTCAAATACAGTTTTCAATGGCTGAATAATGAATTCATCAAACAATCCAGCCACAGTACTAAATGCTGCCATTACTGGTTCTTTGATATACGTGTTGAATGCATCACCCAAGAAATTAAAGAATTTGGTGATAGGTTCTACGATATATTCAGTAACGAATCCTGATACGGCATTGACTACATTCTTAACAGTTTCAGCATCAAACAATCCGAATGTTAAAAATGACAGTACACCACCAAGACCAGCAATCAGTGCTTCACCGATAGATCCAGTTTCAGAGAATACTTTAAAACCATCCATAATACCATTCACGAGTGAGCCGATAATCATTGCTGGTGCAAAGAACTTGGTGAATGCTTTTAATAGGTTCTTTGGGTTAAACAAGAACTTGACTGCAGTCATGAGTCCATTGCCAAGGAATCCCATAATACTATCCAGGATACCTCCACCTGCGCCAGCTTCTTCTTTCGCTGCAGGTTTAATGGCACCAGCTGAACCTCTTGTGTTTTCTTCAATCTGTTTTAGTACAGCATTGCCTTCATCTACCTTCTTGTTTTGCTCAAGAGATGCTTCTTCACCAGCCAGTGCCGATGCCGCAGCTTCGACATTCTTATCTGCTTTTTTAGGTTGGGTGAATGGAAGAATTACAGCGGATCGTCTTTGATCTTCTTGTGTTTGTGGTTTCTCAGTAATAGTTTCTGGCTTTATGGCAGAGATGACTGAGCTAACTGCAGCAGAAGCTGTAGCTTTTTGTTTCTTAGCACTTTTTGGTTTCGATTTCTCAGTAATAACTTCTGGTTTAATAGCAGAGATAACTGGTTGTTTGACTAAGCCAGTTTTAGGATCAAATCCTTGAGGGCGAACACGTGTATCAACCTTAGCTAAATCTGTAGCAAGAGTTTCTCGTTTTTTAAACTCTTCAGTTCGTTTGATTTGTTCTTCAGTGAAACCTTGTTCCTTA